TTAGCCATTGGCGCTCTGGACCTTCTGCAATTTGACAACGTACTGCGCCCAAGCGTCGAGCGCCGCACGCTTCTCGTCGTCGTATGTGAATCTGAGATAAACGCCGGTCACGCCGCGAAAGGTGCCACTCTTATGGTTGAGGCATTTTTCGATCACCGGCGGCGCGATCCCGAGCCGTTCCATGCCGCTCGCCATGGTTCTGCGAAGATCATGGAAAACCCACGCCGTGATTGGTTCGTCTTGGTTGGCTTCCGTTATCGCCTCGTCGAGCCGCACCTTGACGCGCGAGAACGATGTCGGTTGCCTCCCGTTGCTCCCGACAAAGACAAGGCCATCGTCGGATTTTATGCGCGGCAGCCCCTTGATGATCTCGAGCGCCATATCCGACAGTGGAACTGTGTGCTGCTCATGGTTCTTGGCGCGCACAGCCGGGATCGTCCAAAGTTTTTTGTTTAGGTCGATTTCCGTCCAGCGTGCGCCATTGATCTCGCCTTCACGCCGGCCGGTCAGGATCATGAGCTTGACGATCGGGCCTCCGCCGCAGCCCGCAGCGCCTGTGCGCCCAGGTCACGGGCTGCGCAAGCCCCACCGCAGGAAAACTGCCAAGGTCAGCTTTCGAGCCTGCCCTTCATGGCGGTACCGCACCGCCCAAGACAAGGCGCCCGATCGACCGGCAATGATCCCGGTTTATGGTTCGCGTGTCGTGTGAAGCCATCCACCTCCGCCAGCCGGCATGGGCACAGCGGGACTCGGTGCGGCCGGCTCGCGGCCAATCAACGATCCCCGTGACCGGTGCTTCGCAATGTCATTGCGCGTATTCGAAAATCGCGAATGCAATGATGAAAGCCAGCAATAGTAACGCGCCGAAAATGAAACTATTTCTACCGCGTCTGATCCTGTTACGTATTCTCTTGAAATCTTGCGAAGAACTGCGCCATTCCCAAAAGTCGTTCATTGTTCACGCCTCCGTCGTCTCAAGGTCGTCGTTTTCGAACCAAGTTCCTTCACGGCATCCTGCCGTCATCGGCGTTCCTCAAGGCATTTCGCCAACGTGCTGGCGCTGGTGTACTCCACACCGGCCCCCCGCCATTGACAAGTTCCTATTTGATTTGACTAGACTTTTTGGCCTCAGCCATTACCCGGCGCGCCGCGCCAGCCGGCCAATTTAACCTAAACCCTCAATGTTAATTCATACGCCTAACCGCGTCTAGCTGGACAGGCCGTAGCTGCCGGTCATAGGTAGCCGCTGTCATGACCAGTGGTTCCGTGCCGGACATTTCAGAGCAGGGTTTAGTTGCCGCGTTCCCTCACTCCAGCATTTCCCGGAGATACGATGATCCGACTGCTTATTGCCTCGGCGATGCTCTGCATTGTCGTTACACCTTCGTCTGCCAAATCTTCTTCTAAAAAAATGCAGGCAGCCACGGGCTGCGATGTGATGCGTCCCTGCTATGGCAATGGGAGGCCGCTGTTTGACCCGGCGGAGCCTGCCGGGGCGCGTTCACGTCATTCCGCTGCCAGACATCGGACAGGTCATAAATCGCACCGGCGAATCCCAGTAGGGCTTGCACGGGTCATGGCCGAAGGGGCGGGAAGGGCGGCCGGTGTGGTTCGCTCGGCCTCCGGCGCCACGGCGCATGTTGCCAGCCGCGCCACCGGTGCGTTCCAGTGCCTTGTTTCGGCCCTTGACCGGCAGGGTTATCCGATCCGCTTCATGGGTGGGTGGCGCGCGCATGGCAGCGTTCGGGCCTCACTCCATCCGGCAGGACTCGCGCTTGATATCAACCAGCACGGACGCAACATCACGCGCCCGCGGATGCCGGGCAACGAGATTGCACTGGCGAACTCCTGCGGGTTGATTTCCGGCGCGCAGTGGGCAAACGCCGACAGTGGACATTTCCAGCTTGGCGGCTGGAGCGGACGAGCACGGCATAACGCCAGGCGTCACGATTATCATCGTGAGCACTATGCCAACGCCCGATGATGCTCATCCGCGGATGCATTATGTCGCATTTGCCCGTTGTCGCAGCGAAAAGGCGCGGCGAGTTTTGCCCGCCGCGCCCCGATGTTATCTCGCTGGCCCCGGGCGCTGAGCCGCCCATCGACAGGCTCGAAAAAAGCCTAGCGGGCGATCCCAGCGAGGTGACAGCGCTCGGTATAAGGCACTGAACCACCTCCTTTCGTCGTTAATGGAAAGCCGATCATAGGCACGAAATTGCAGCATGTTAAGGGGCTGCCGTCCTTTTTGGGACGGCCGTCCCGCAGCGGGACGGTTGAGAGCGCCGTCGCGACGTGATAGGTGATCGGCGAGCGCGGGTGTAGCTCAATGGTAGAGCAGCAGCCTTCCAAGCTGAATACGAGGGTTCGATTCCCTCCACCCGCTCCAGAGAGATTTTTCAAGCAAAATCAATAAGTTATAAGAACGACTGGTGCGACTTTTGTAGCATGATTGTGGGCATGGTTTTGTAGCATTCGCCTTGATTTCGCCGTAGTTTTCCGTAATATTATTACTATTCAAGGTATCTGAACAGAATATCGTTTCGTTACCTTATTTCGAATTGCGCGGTGATCTCCGAGAGACTGTGAGACGGCCCGCAGCGCCCGATAGGGCGGCGACCATTCCGAGTGACTGCGAATGGTCCGGCGAAAAGCTGGACCCTCTTGCGACTCGAAATCGGAATGTCATTCGTTACTCGCTTCAAATCCTTCCTAGGCCTCGAAACCAAGTCGGGCGTATCGAACCCCGATCCGTGGCTCTTTGAGCAGTTCAGCGGCGGCGCATCCGCTGCCGGGATCGTGGTCACGCCCCGCACCGCCATGGAATGCGCGCCCGTCCGGTGCGGCGTTCAGGCCATCAGCGAGACCATCGGGCAGCTACCCCTGATCGTTTACCAGCGCGGCGCGAACGGCTCCAAAGAGCGCGCCCCAAATCACCCGGCCTATGCGCTCCTGCACGATGCTGCGGACCCTTCGACGCCCGCCGCCCTGTTTCGCGAGTGGATCACTCGTGATGCGCTGCTGCGGCCTTACGGTGGTTTTGCGTTCATCAATCGTGGGGCCGACGGCAAGCTGCTGGAACTGAATTACATCGATCCGGAAGTTTCTCCGGTGACGGTGGAGCGGTCCACCGGTGAACCAATCTATACGGTGCAAGAGGGGACCAATAAGCGGGAGATCGCCCGCGAAAATATCCTGCACATTCCCAGCCCATCTATGTCGGGCCGTGGTCTCGCCTATGACGCCCGCAACGCCATCGGCCTTGCGCTGGTTCTGGAGCGCTACGCGAACAAGCTGTTCGCGAACGGCGTCCGTCCCGGTAGCCTATTGCTCGCCAAAGATGCCAAGACGCCCGACGCGGTCAAAAACATCAAGGCGCTTTTCAACGCGCAATTCTCCGGCGACGGCACCGGCAGCAACGCTGTCCTTCCCGGCGACCTGACTTATCAACAGCTTACATTGAGCAGTGTGGATGCTCAGTTCCTCGAAATGAGGAAGTTCGCGATTGAGGAAATCGCGCGCCACCTTCGCGTCCCGCCGCACATTCTTTACGAAATGGGCCGTGCGACGTGGGGCAATTCGGAAGAAATGTCCCAGCACTTCCTCGACTTCACAATGATGCGCTGGATCACGGCATGGGAAGGCGAGCTTCGCTTGAAGCTGTTTGCCAACGATCCGTCGCACTTCGCTGAATTCCAGACTGACAACTTTGTTCGCGCGAACTATGCGGCGCGCATGGAAGGCCTGTCGAAGGCCATCGCCGCTCGCGTCCTTAATCCGAACGAGGCGAGGGCGATTCTGAACCTTCCGCCCTATGCCGGCGGCGACGAATTCATCAACCCGAACGTCCAGACGGCAAACCTCACATGAGCGCCGCGCATACCGCGTTCTTTGGTGACGCTGAATATACGTTCCGGCTCACACCCGCATTGATCGTTGAACTAGAGCAGAAGTGCGGGCCGATAGGCCTAATCTGCCATCGCGTATTCAACCGGCAATTCGCACAGAGCGATATCTCCGAAACTATTCGTCTCGGATTGATCGGCGGAGGGACCGATCCAAAGCGCGCCGCGTCTTTGATCGCGGCTTATGTCGCGGACCGTCCCTTCGCTGAAACCTGGCCCATCGCGGCCAAGACGTTGGAGCGCGCGTGGTTTGGCGCACCGACTCATGAGGAGGCGAAAACCACATGACGAAACGCAAAATCTTAAACCTTGGTCATCTGGTCAAGCTGAAATCCGGTGGAACGGAAATGGTCATTGAACGCGGTGGCTTGGTTGGCGGCCGCCTCGTCTTTGTTTGCGTGTGGATGGCTGACGGCATGACCCGGCGCGGCACTTTCTACGCTGAAACCTTGGAGCATGTCTTGTGATCAACCGTCTCGAAATCAAAGCAACCCTGAGCGTCAGTGATGCTGGCGAGATCGTCGGTAATGCATGGCCGTTCGGAGAGCCGGACAGAGTTGGCGACGTCATCGTCAAAGGCGCATTCAACGTCGCGGTTGCCAACATGCCCATGCTGTTCGGTCACAACCCGGATGACCTGATCGGGACGTGGGACGAAATCACCGAGACTGCGGACGGCCTTGTTACCAAGGGCAAGCTGCACATGGAGCAACCGCGCGCCCGTGCCGTCCACGGCATGATCAAGGGCGGCTTGGTCTCCGGTCTGTCGATTGGCTTCAAGACCAAGGCGTCCACTCCGCAAGGGCGCAATCGTGTCATCAGCGCCTTGGACCTTTACGAAATCAGCGTCGTGAAAAATCCGATGCATCCCCGCGCCAGAATCACCTCCGCGAAATCCATGAACGTGGCTGTCGCAATTGCGGAGGCCATCAACCGCGCGACAGCCGCGCTTCACACCTAAAATGGAAAGACCCCAAGTGAATTTGAATACCCTCGAATTGAAAGACGCCGGCGAGACCGATCCGGTTGAACTGGTTACAAAGTCGCTGAGCGAATTTCAGACCGCGTTTGATGCGCGCCTGAAAGATATCGAGACCAAGACCGCAAATGACAACAAGCTCGCGGATCGGCTCGACAAGATCGAAGCCAAGATGAACCGGCCCGGCGTCGGTTTGAAGGGCGATAACGATAACGACGCCAAGCTCGAAACCAAGGCACTTGCGGCATACTTGCGCCATGGCGACCGCACTGATCCGCTGGAACTGAAAACCCTTACGGTCTCCGGCGATACACAGGGCGGCTATCTCGCTCCGGCAGAATTTTCGACCGAGTTCATTCGCGACCTCGTGCAGTTCTCGCCCATTCGCGCGCTCGCTATCGTTCGCGATACGCTTGCGCCGTCCGTTTCGTATCCCCGCCGCACCGGTATCACCAATGCCAAGTGGAAGGGTGAAACTCAATCGCAGGAAGGTTCGGAACCGGCTTTCGGCCAGACCGAAATCACCGTGCGTGAGGTGAACACCTACGTCGATATCAGCAACCAGCTTTTGGCGGATAGCGCCGGTAGTGCTCAGGCGGAAGTGCAGCTAGCACTTTCGGAAGACTTCGGAGCGAAGGAAGGACTGGCTTTCGTGTCCGGCGTTGGCCCGCTGGCACCGGAAGGCATCATGAGCAACGCCGACGTTGCGGCGACCACGACCGGCAACGCAGCCACGCTTGGCACCAATCCGGCTGATCTGCTCATTGACCACATGTATTCGCTGCCCGCTGCTTATCGCGGTCGGGGAACGTGGCTCATGAATGCCCGCACCCTTGCGGCCATTCGCAAGCTGAAGGATGGCACGACGGGCGTTTATCTCTGGCAACCCAGCTATGTCAGCGGCCAGCCCGAAACTATCCTTGGCCGTCCGGTCATTGAGATTCCCGATATGGCCGACATTGGCGCGGGCGCTGAGCCGATTCTGTTCGGTGACATCGCCACCGCGTTCCGTATCGTTGATCGTCTGGCGCTGAGCCTTCTGGTCAACCCCTACATTCGCGCCACCGATGGCATGACCCGCATTCACGCAACGCGCCGGACCGGCTCGGCTGTCGTGCAGCCCGCCGCGATCAAAAAGATTCGTTGCGCGGTCTAACCGAAAACCCGGAGCGGCTAAGGCCGCTCCCATTTCATCAAACTTGAAAGGTAGATCAGCCCGTGCGCGATTTTGTTAGCAATATCGGCGTCGTTTTGGCGCTTTCCCCGGCCGTTCAGGCCGCGACCATCAAGGGCAATGCGATTGATTTGCTCGGCTTCGAAAGTGCGGCGCTTGTCGTCAATACCGGCGCTGTCGCTGGTTCGGGCGACTACACCGCGAAGATGCAGGAATCGGACACCACGACGGACGGCGATTTTGCCGACGTTGCAGCGGGTGATCTATCGGGCGCGCTCCCCGCGACCCTGACTGCGGATGCCAGCTTCAAGCAGGGTTACGCCGGCCACAAGCGTTTCATTCGCGTCGTGGTCACCAAGAACAGCGGCACGTCGGTTGCTGTTGGCGCTGTCGTCGTTCGCGGCAACGCCAGCCAGCGCCCGGTCGCGTAAAGGGGATCGGACCATGCGGCTCGCAGACGAAACCAAGATCAACGTGGGAAGCAAGACGTTTACCTTGCGCCCAACGTTGCGGGCCGCTGTCCGCCTTCACAAGGACTATGATGGCTTACAGAACCTTTATGCTGCACTTGGTAGTGGCAGCGTTAGTGCTTGTCTTGATCTGATCAGCGCCGCTTGCGCCGATCCCCGGCTGGTTATCTTGCTGGCCTATGAGATCGACAAGCACGCCCTTGAGAATAGCGTCTGGTCCATTCGCGACCAGCTACAGGCATTCGTCCTTAAGCTGTCCGGCCATGATGATGCAGACGGTGAATCGGCATCAACCGGCAAGCCGATTCCATACGAAGAGTATTTCGCACGACTGTTCGAAATAGCGACCGGTTGGCTTGGTTGGGAACCGAACGCGGCATGGGACGCAAGCCCAGCCGAAATTCTCGCCGCTCAAAAAGGCCGCGTTGAACTTCTGCGGGCAGTCTTTGGCGGCGACGATAAGCAGGTGAATGAAGGCGTCACGCCAGAATTGCGCGCTCGTCTTAATGCCCTTGGCGACAGCACCATTCATACAATGGCACAGGTGCCGTAGTGCCGATCAAAGCCCCGCGTGTTTGCTCCTGCGGTAAGATCGTTCCTGCGAACGTGGTCTGCCTATGCGTGCAGCGCCGGAAAGCAGAGTCAGATAAACGCCGTCCGGCAGCATCGCAGCGCGGCTATGACCACGAATGGCAAAAGGCTGCATCTGCTTATCTGGCTGAGCCTGCGAACCAATACTGTGAATGCGGTGCACCCGCCACGCTTGTCCGGCACATCGTCAGTATCAGGCAACGTCCCGACCTTCGCATGGTCCGCACCAATTGGAAGCCCGGTTGCCGACGCTGCAACGCGCGGGACACGACCACGCAAAGTAAGGAAATAGGTTAGTGCCACGTCATACTCACAAGGTCACCTTTGAAGGCGCAACAATGAGTGTTGTCGATTGGTCGCGATTAACTGGCATCAGCGCAGACCTTATCGCGAAGCGTCTGAAAGCTGGCTGGTCAGTGGAGCTGGCTTTAACAGCGCCATTGGATACGCGCGGTCGAAAGCGCAAGCCCAAGGTAAAGCAGCCGAAGGACCGTCTGGCATTGCCGTTGCCTGCACTGGTCGACTACCAGCGCGATATGCACACCGCCCATCGTCGCCTCTCGCAGTCTGTTCGCGCCTTCATCCGTGAAATGGAACAGCAGATGGCAGACCTTCGTCACGGTCTCGACCAGCTAATGGCCGCTCAGCAGGCAGACATATACCGGGGGAGGGTCGAGAACTTCGAAGAAAGCCGCCCTGACCGTATGTCCCCCAGCGCTCCCGACAGTCTTTAATTGGTATTTTTCATGCTGACACTTGCCGAAACAAAATTCGCGTTACCGATCGGAACAAGCGTCCGTTTGGGATCTGGCGGCCCTGAAATGCTCATTGTCGATTACGATCTGGCGAAGGGAAGTTACCTTTGCGAATGGAAGCGATCGAACGGCGGCATTGAGCAGTCCAATTTCCCTCCGATCGTTCTCGACATTATTCGCGCTCGCACTTGGTTGGATCACATTCGATGACGGTCACCCTTTCCGACGCCAAAGCCCATTTGAATATTACTTTCGACACCGACGATGCGCTGATCCAATCCACCTTGGACGCTGCAAAAGAATGGATCGAGGCTTATACGGGTGGAGAGTTGACCGATAACACGCCCGCGCCGGTCAATCAGGCGGTGCTGATGCTGACTGGGCACCTCTACCAGAATCGCGAGGCAACCGTCGTCGGGATCACGGCGCAACCATTGCCGTTCGGTTTTCTTGAGCTTCTGGAACCATACCGCGCGTGGAGCTTCTGATGGCTGAACCGTCGCTCGCCTTACAGAAAGTTATCGCCGGTCGCTTGCTCGGCAATGCTGAGATCATGGAAACCATTGGACCGGACGGAATTCTCGATACCATCGGACGGCCGGAACGTGAACGCTGCATCCTGATCGGACAATCGCAAGCGGTTTATAGCGGTGTGATTGCGACCGTTCATGCCACGCTGCACGTCTGGATTAAGGAGCCGGGTTTGCGACTTGCAAAGGAAGTCGTCGGTGCGGTTGTAGATGCTGTCAGCTTCGATGCCCAAATCGAGGGCCAGTATATCGATGCTGACGATTTTACGATTGCCGATATCAGCGTGAACGACACCCGGTTTATTCCCGATCCCGACCAATGGAGCCATGGCGTTGTGAACGTTCAGGCGATCATGCGGGAGGTTGCTTGATGCGCGCCGGCAACCTTGATCGCGTGATTGTCATTGAAGCGCCGACCGTGACCTTTGACGAATACCGCACACCGGTCACGTCATGGGAGCCGGTTGTCACCCTTCGCGCCCAGCTTATCACGCGGTCCATTGATGACCGACAAGGACAACACGCCGTCAGCGATAGCACCGCGACCTTTCGGACTTACTTCTATCCCGGCATTACCCTTGAGCACCGTGCCGTTTTCGAGGGCCAAGCCTTCAAGATCACGGCCATTCGAGAGCTGGGACGCCGCGCTGGTCTGGACCTGACATGCGAGCGGGTAGGGCCATGAAGGGGCGCAAACCTGCCAACATCGTCGCGGGCAAAATGACCAGCGTCCCAGCGCCGCCCGCATGGTTGTCTCGACTTGGCAAAGCTGAGTTTCGAAAGATCGTCACAATTCTAATCGAACGCAATCACCTGACCAATGCTGATCTTGGCACCGTCGCGGCCTATGCCGACGCGCTTTCACAGCTTGCCGATTCCACGCGACAGGTAAACCGCGACGGCATGGTTGTGGCGACACCGAACGGTCTTCGGAAGCATCCCGCCATTTCGATTCAAATCAATGCACGAAACCAAGTTCGCCAGCTTGCCGCCGAGCTAGGGCTAACACCTGTTTCGCGTTCCCGTCCCTCAATCCGTGATGACAATGAAGACGACACATCCTTTATGGATTGATGATGACTCGGAAATTCCTGATCCGCTTGGTCACGGCGAAAAGGCGGTGCAATTCCTTCGGAATCTGAAACACCCCAAGAGCCGGTTGCCCGGTCATGCGTTTCAGCTTGATCGGTGGATGGAACGTGTGATCCGCCGCATTTACGGCCCACGCCATCCTGACGGCACACGGATTGTCAAAACCGTCTTCGCGATGATCCCGCGCGGCAATCGGAAGACCAGCCTAGGCGCGGCGTTGACCCTGTTGCACTCAATTGGCCCTGAGAAGACACCGGGCGGGCAGGTAGTTTGTGCCGCTGCGGACCAGAAGCAAGCCCGCATTGCATTCGAGGAAGCGGTCGGCATCATCCGGTCGCACAAAACGATCAATCGCGTTGTGGACATTATCGACCATCGCAACCGTTTCCGGGATCAACGATCCGGTTCACTGGTTGAGGCAATCAGCGCCGACGCAAAGACGCAGCATGGTCGAACACCGTCCTTCACGTTGATGGACGAAATCCACGCTTGGCCGAAGCGCGACCTTTGGGAAGCGTTGAAGACCGGCCTCGTTAAGACGGCAGGATCACTCAATGTCATCATTACCACGGCAGGGCGCGGGCAAGAGAACATCGCTTTTGAACAATACAGCTACGCCCGTAAGGTTGCTTTGGGCGAGATTGACGACCCGGCAACGCTTCCGGTCATCTTTGAAGCGCCAGCGGATTGCGATTGGCAGGATGAAACAATCTGGCATCGCGTCAATCCCGGCCTGAAACATGGCTACCCGGATTTGGACGGCTTGCGCCAGCTAGCACGGGAAGGGCGGGAGCGTCCCGGTGACCGCGACAGCTTCAAGCAACTCAATTTGAATATCTGGTCGGATTCGTCGTCATCGCCGTTCGTCGGAATGGATATCTATGATGAAGGAGCGGACCCGATCAATCTTGATGCCCTTGCGGGGCAACCGTGCTGGTTGGGCGTTGATCTTTCTTCGAATACGGATTTGACCGTCATTGTCGCCGCGTGGCGTGACGGCACGGGCGGCTACATCGTGCATCCGTGGTTTTACTGTCCCCGCATGAATCTCCAGGAGCGGACAGACATCACGGGCGCAGCTTATATCCAGTGGGAGCGCGACGGCTTCATTACCGCAACGCAAGGCGAGGTAATCGACTTCCGGGCCGTTGAAGTTGGTATCCGTGATCTATGCGACCGGTTCAACGTGCAGGAAATCTGTTTCGATCCTGCGCTTGCTCGGAACGTCGTCAATAACCTTTTAGACGACGGTCTTCCCGCTGTGACCATGCGGCAAGGTCCAATCACGATGATGGACCCTATGATCGAATTGGAGCGGGCAATCGTCGCGCGTCAGGTTCAGCATGGCGGGCATCCTGCTTTGCGCTTCTGCTTCTCCAATGTGGAAGTGGAACGGAACGCGAAGGGGCAGGCAATTCGTTTCGTCAAGCCCAAACGCTGGTTGTCGCTTGATGGCGTGGTCGCGACCACGATGGCGGTGGCACGCGCGTTCCATGGTGACGACGGTCGCTCGGTCTATGACGATCCCAACTTTAAGGTAGAGGATTGGCTTCTGGATTCAAACTTTGACGTCTCGGAGTGGGTGCCGTGAGCGACGATAATAAAACCTTGCAAGCTTACCTCGAAAGCCTGCCCGACAAACTGACAGAAGAACTAGCCGGCGTGATCCGAGAGCAGGCGGAACTGCTATCGGCCGCGCAAAAGCAGGCGCTTCAGTCGTTTGAAAAAACTGAGCCAACCGGAGACCTCGCAGCCTCTTGCGTTGTCGTTCGCGGCGCGTCCGACCTTGAAATGTTGGTTCAAGCCGGTGGCGAATTGACGACCAAGGAAGTCCGCGAGGGGAGCGGCGTGGAATATGACTACGCCCTTGGGTTTGAATTTGGCACGTCGCATCAACCAGCCCGCCCGTTCTTTTGGCCGACGTATCAAGCACACAAAGACGGTATCCAGCAAGCAATCGATGAAGCCGCGAACGAGGTTCTGCAAAAATGACCGACGAATGCGCCCGCACCGTGACGTGGGACGAAACCACCCACAATCTGTCCCTCAACCGTCCTTGGGTCCGCAACGTCCTTAGCTACCGAGGCATACCCGGCGAAAACGGATCGTCTCTCACATCGGTCATGAACCGGTTTGAGACCGGCACGTATTCGATTGAAGACGTGGAACGGGTGCTGGAATTGGGCTTAATCGGCGCCGGTATGCCTGAACGGGACGCGGACGCGCTCCTGAATCAGTATGTCCGGACCAAGCCGCTTGCAGACAACGCGGGGATCGCGGCCGGGCTTGTCGTCGCGCTGTTTCTCGGTGCGAATAAGGAAACAGCATGACCACACCCGCACTAAACATTCCGATCCGGGTAACCGGACAGGAAGAATTCAAAAAGCGGATGAACGAAACATCCAGCCTAACCAGACACGTCGCGCAAGTCGCGACGACACAAATTATTAGGATGAATGCCGGCTGGCTGGCCCAGCAAGGGGCCATCGGCGCTGCAACGGTAGCCGCCGGCCGGTTCCTTTCGCTCGCCAACCGGCTGCTGCTGTCCTATGCCGCGATCAAAAGCGTTTTCATGTTGATGGGCTACGCAACCGACCTCGCGAAAGCCAAGATCAAAGAATTCAATGAGGTTGCCGACAAGGCCAATGCGTCTGGATTCAGCACCGAGTTTTTCCAGCGCATCACAAAGAGTAGCGGTGAGGCCCGCGACAAGGTCGATGAACTTTCAGAGTCGCTGGTCAACTTCAATAAGGCGAGCGCTCCGAAACTTGGCGGCAGCGAACTGCAAAACCGTATCGACGAGTTGAAAAAGGCGGGCAACCTGTCCGGCAACACCGGGCTTGCAGCGTTCGTATCCGCCAACGATGCAGAGGCTCGATTGCGGGCCATCGTTTCGCTGATCAACCAAGCGATGCAGGCGGGCGAACGCCTTGCCGCTCTGGATCTTGCTCAGCGAGCCTTTGGGCCGCAAATCACCGCCGCGTTGCGGGCCGATAGCGGCTATCTGGACGACATGCTCAAGCGCGCCGACGCGCTGAGCAAAACCAAGATCGTCTCGCAGGAAGACCTGGGCCGCGCGATTGAGCTAAAGCAACGGCTGGAAGATGCTCAGAAGGTTCTTTCGGAGAAATTCAAGCCGATACAGGACGACCTCGCCAAGCTCGGATTTAACTACCGTGAAAATTGGGCAGACATCACGGAAAGCCTTGCGGCTGCGGTAGGATATGCCACGCAACTCTATAGCGCCCTAAAGCAAGTCCCGGACTTGCTCGCCGATAAGATCGGCGGCGCGTCGATCTGGACCTCATTGACAAACGCGACTGGCGCGATGGGTTTAAACTCAACGCCAGAGTCGATGGGTTTGATTGAGGACCATGGGCAGATGGCAGCGAACGCCAAGCTGCGGGCCGCTCTGCAAAACCACGCCAACGTCACCAAGGGAATGCGGGAAGCGACCGACGTTCAGTCCGCTGTCCGTGGTGACACGTCCAAGAATCCCGTTCCCGACAAGACGGCGGAAAAGAATCAGTTCGACAAGGCATCCGAAGCAATCGAACAGCACACCGCGAAAATGCGCGTCGATGCTGAGGCGGTTGGCCTTGGCGCGTCGGCTCTTGAGCAATTGCGAGCCGCTGCCAAGCTGCTCACGGCCGCGCAACAGGCGGGCTTGCCGGTCAATGATGCCTTGATTGCCAAGATCGATCGATTGGCAAAGTCGGCAGGCGAGGCGGGCGAAAAACTCGCTGAGGCCAAGGTGAACAGTGAGATCCAGTTCGGGAGCCGGACGGCGCTTCTATCGCCGGAAGATGCAGCCATCGCGCGCCAGCTTGCAGGCATTTACGGCAACGATGTTCCGGCCGCGCTCGCCAGTTCGCAGGCGGCAGCGCTGCGCTTTAACGGCGCTTTGCAACAGGTTTCGACCTCGATTCAGGGCGGGCTTGTCACAGGACTCGCGGACATCTTCGACGGCACGAAATCGGTATCGCAGGGCTTTGCCGATATGGGGCGGCTTGTTATCCGCGCCATTGAGGAAATGGTCATCAAAATGCGGATCGTCGCGCCGATCATGAAAGGCCTTCAAGGTGCGTTGGGCCTTGGGTTCGCGGACGGCGGACTAGTGACCGCTCCGCTTGCAAAGGCGAATGGCGGCTACATCACAGGGCCAGGAACCGCACGGTCAGATTCAATCCCGGCGCGACTGAGCAATGGCGAGTTTGTTGTTAACGCTGGAGCGACCGCGAAGCACCGGGCAGTGCTTGAAGCCATCAACGGCGACCGCATTCCAAGGTTTGCCGACGGTGGGATCGTCGGCAACACGCCGTCAATGCCCATGATCGGCGGCAGCACCATCGTTGCGCCGACCATCGCCGTCAGCGTGCAGGGATCGCCCGGCATGTCGCAGGCGGACCATCAGAAGATGGGCGAGAACATCGGCAAGGCCGCGATGGACCATGTTCGCGAGTTGATGACGAAGGAAATCTACAACCAGCGCCGGCCGGGCGGACTCTTGCAGGCGAGACGCTAAGGCGTTCAAAAAAAGAGAAAACCCCCGGGAGGAGTAAATCCCGGGGGCTTCCCTGATGAGAGACACACGCGGAGAAGACGTTTGCCTGCTTGTATAATAGCAAGTTCTCACAACTCTGACGCTGCTTTTTTGAACTTTTTTTCACCGCAACGATGAGACAGTTCAACACCTACTATTAGTAGTAGTGCTTGTTAGACAGCGCTTCGTGCTGTCGCTTTCAGAATCGTCTCGTTAATTCAATCTTCAAATCAACTTCCTCAGTCACCATTCCAAAGGAAACTTTCTCCCTCCAAGGATAAGCACCTAGACCACAAGTCTAAGTGCCTATCCCGAAGAGAGAGAATTTCGAGGGGTTCATTCCACCGAAGGTTAATCTGGAGCGTAGGATTCGTGATGACAAATCCAGCGAGGCGGCGTCCCTAGACCTCGCCATAAACTCCGCATCTCGATTGCAAGCAATCACGCGGTTATCCGGCCGGAGCCGGACGCCCAACCGTCTGCCAGATATCCATCAACAGAGCGGTTGGAGAAGGATGCCGTGAGGCAGAGCCTTCATCTTTTTGGCGCGTTCGACGATCCCGCGACCGTCTGGTGCAACCTTACCAAAGCGTCCTACCTTCTCCGTAGGGGAGCGATTTTGATCCGATATCCCGTTCGCCTGCGGCTGGCTCGTAGTAGGCGTCCTGTCCCGCCTGACCGTCTCACTTCGGAGCCGCTATACTGTCGCCCCAAGGAAGGGAAACAGGTTCTCATCAGCTGCCATTATAGCAGTTTTGTATGACTCTGACTGACTATTTTAGGGCACTGATGCAGTTTCATTTCTATTGCAAAGGGAATTAGACAGGGTTTTTCGATCCGCCGGATCATGCGAAGCTGAGGTTCGGATGCATAAGTTCCCGCGCAAGAGGAGAAGTTCATCATGTCGAGATTAGCAATCGCGTTTGTGATGGCACTGGCCGCGACCGCAGCCCACGCCCAAGATACCAAGTCCGGGCAGTCGCCTAAGCCGACTGTCGGCAACGAGCACGGGACACAGCCGTTCCTATTCGATGGACGCTTGCCGGGTGATGGCGTCCGGAAGAAGAAGGAGCGTCTCCACGACAAGAATCCCAACTCTGGCACAATCATCATGCGCCCGGAAACAAACGAGCCTAAACGGGATTAGGTGAAAAATATTTTCGACCGCTTTAGATCGGCTTTAGAAGCCCGCTGATGAGTCCGAGCCTTTTCAGGCGGGTAGGTGGCGGCACACTCGAATAAGCGCGCCACGATTCAACGCTGCGGAATCTACGCGGCAAATTTCGCATTCGCAGGCGTCTTAACAAAGATAAGTCAGCACTGACTTGTTTTGGATTTTTGCCCCCCTTGCGCAGTGATTCCGATTCTGCGAGTCAGAATCGTCACCAACTAACTAGCAGGGGCTAATCAATGGATGAGACCACCTATCTTCCGGATACCGAATACCACGCGCTTGTGAGGACGCTTTTGAGATTCGCGCCCCTCCTGAACATTGAGCCGTCGGCTTGGACCGGCACCATCACCGAGGATGAAATCAAGCTCGCCTTGGGTGAGCAATTTGACATCTGGCCCGAGAGCATTCGCGAAATGGCCGAGGAGGATTAAGCAATGAGCAGCTGGACGATTGTCGCTCGTTGTGCTGATAAGCCACCCGAAAGGGGCCTCGTCGCGGTCGATCTTACGATCGACGGCGGCGATCCGCTTACATTGCGTTTGTTCGAAGCTGAGGGGTTAGAATCGGCATTGGGCAATGCGCTTACGGGAATTAATGCTGAGTCCGGCCGAATTTCATGCGTGAACGTAGGCGTCCAAATCGTTATCGCGGTCGATAAGACCGCGATAGCTTCCCTTGTGTATTCCAAGGCGGAGTTGATGCGCAGCCAGTTGAAAGAGCTTCTGGCTGGTAGGGGCACCGAGTTTTCCGATTCAGGTGCCGTTGAATAGACCATCGGCCCGTCTCACTGAAATGAGGACTACACATTTCGTGATCGTCTGCTGTCAGTGATCCGTGACCTCACCGCTATATCGCATCCCGTGACCGACGCAACGCACCACTGCGCATCGCGCCGCGTCGCAACGACCCTCCCGGTTGTCTCCTGCCCGGAGGGGTTTCTTTTCCCGAGGGAGACAGGGAGATAACCATTGCCGAGAGAGACCAAAACGGAGCGCACCCGCCTCCATACTTCCACGCTTCTAACAGACTTAGAACGTCGCCTCCTCGATGTTATCTATGAAGACGGTCGGGAAGACTTGGCTGATGCTGTTCACCTTCTTTGTGAACTGGCCCGCGCCGATTCCGCCGCACTGCGATCGGAGCGCAGTAGGATAATTTCCATTCTCAACGACGACGATGATCTTGTAGAGTGTGCAGAGAAAATGAAAGAGCTTCACGTATCGATCAATCAAGCCATCGCCGAACGACAACTTATCGACGGCGCATTACAGTAACAGGCGGGCAGCAAGATTGAGGCTTGATACTCGGCAAAGATGGCGCGGGCAACCGCGCTTTTTTGTTGCTCAGAATCATCCCTCGCGCTGTAATGGAGCGGGGGTGCTTCATGAAAAGAATTGTTGCTATCGGTCTCACTATGTCTGGAGTGCTGCTTGCCGGCTGCGCTGGTCACTCCCCCTATGAAGGTCCGCTGGTCGACATGGCCGGCGTCGACCAGGCTAAATACAACAACGATCTGAGCGAGTGCCGGCACAAGAAGCAGCAAGCCTCGTTCGTTGGCGCCGGGACCATGATCTCCGACTGTATGGCGGAGCGCGGCTACAACGTCATCGAGAAGCGAGGGTAGAATCCTAGCGCACCGCAGCGACGATGCAGGCGAACACGATCACTAGCGCGGCGACCCATCCGGCCCGTTGAATGACCTTCCGGTCACGCCACGGCAGACGATTGAAGTTGCGCTCGTTCGTCAGTTCGTAATTCTCTTGCGAGCGCCAGCCCAT